GGCCAGTCATCAGGAGTAATAACTCCTTTAAGAATAAGTTGTTTCTCTAAACACTTCTCAAATACCTGACTAAATTTTAATCTTAATCTTGCAATAAACTTTTGAAACTTAATCTCGTCCCTACTAATTTCTGAAGCTCTACCTATTGCAAACCCTGTTTCTGCTTCTAATCTCGACACTGGCACATTTAGTGCTCTGTATAATTTCTTTTGGAAATATAAAACATCATCCATCTCACCAAGATTCTGTCCAGCTGGTAATGTAGTAATCTCTGTACCTTTACCGCCTTCTCTTCTTGGTAGCCAATAGTCTTCTAGCATTGTCATAAACTTACGATCGTCTCTCAGTTCTCCTGTGTTCGCATCGTACACTAATCTATTCTTATGCTTAGCCATCATATCTCTAAGATATTGTTCTGCTTTTACTTTTGGAAGGTTACCAACATCTATATAGAATATTCTTCTTTCTGGTGCTCTAGATATTCTGTAGATAACTGTTGCGTCTTCCAATACTCTTAATTGGTTTAACGGTTTTATTGCTTTGTGTAAATGAGATAATACCATTTTATTATCTTCACTCATTAACCCTGAAGTACAATGTAGTATACTATCCTTAGCTATCTTTATGCCTTGAGTAGTACCTTGAGCGGGATTGACTGTTCCTGGTCCGCCTTTAAAACCTTTATCATTGTACATGTAGTATTCTTGTTTAGTTTGTGATAGGTATATTGTGTTAGGTCCAGTACCGCTACGTTTCTTTTTGACCTCTCTAACTTTTCTAATTTTCCTAGGATCTATAAACCTTAATTCTTGAATACCATTCTGTACATTTTTCTCGTCTATGATGACATGATAGTACATTCTTCCATCTATGTACCAGTGTCTAAATATTTCGTATGCTTGACGTTCAAAGTCCAGTAAATCTTTTACATTTAAAAATTCTTCTTGTATTTTTTGTTTGATTGAATCTGATACTTGAACTGCATCTAAGTTAATTTCTGCTGTATGGCTATCTGGATCATAAACTATTGATTCGTTTACAATATCGTCGATAGCATTTTCACATTCAGGTTGCATGGACATCTTTCTATAACGAGTTACTAGCTCGCCTTCTGTCTTACTTGATTGTTCGAGATCTACGTATTGTCCATAGACACCACCCTCAGCAACAACGGTAGCTCCATCGTCTTGTGTAGGTGGTACGAAAGAGCCCAGATCTTGGTCTGTCGTCTTTCTTTTGATTTCGAATCCGAATAATTCTGCCATTGATTACCTCATCATATATTTATAAGAGTACTAGAATACCCTATTAAAGATATAAAGGCAACAGTTAAGTTGCCTTTAACCTTAGTTTCCGCCAGCGTTACCTGTAGAACCACCAGTAACTTCCCACCAGTCGTACTGGAATGTCACGTTGAATTCTTGTAATACATCAGTTGCATTCCAATCAACGTCCATTTCAGTAATGTTTACCGGGAAGATTCCATTGAAGGAATATTCTCTGATTGGTACTCCAGTTTTTGAATACTGAATAACCTGAGCTGTTGACTTGTATGATAAGTCACTAGCTGAACCAAAACCTCTTACGTTGCCTAGATGAGAGTTGATTGTGTTCATCCACTCTTCCATTGCATTTCTAATTAAGAAATCTTCGTCGTTAATTACTGTTACGTTCCATTCAGCAAATGTTCTATCACCTGCTATCTTTACCTTTCTACCAAAGTACGGTACTTCGATGAAACCTAAAGTTGATGCTGGAACTTGAGATGCCCTTACTAAGAAAGGTGTCTTAAGGTCTCCAGCAGCATTTGCAGGGTTAGTGATATTGACTTGGAACAGGGTAGGTCTAGCACCACCAAGTGATAATTGTGACCTAATTTCGTTAATGTTAAAAGCCATTTTACTTTCTCCTATTCCTATTTATTAAAATTGTCCAACTACTTCTGAGAACTCAACTCCAGACCTTACGGCTACAAAGTTAAGCTGAATGAAGTTAATTGATCTTGAAGGTTTCACATAGATGTCACCTACAAATTCATTTCTATCGATGACTTCACCTGTGTTGTTTGTTTCGTCACATACAACTCTAAAGTCAACTATTCCTCTTCTTCCTTGTATATCTCTTAAGAAAGGTTCAACAAGATTCTTAAACTGTGATCTTGTGAATGCATCATTAAACTCAAACAATGAGAACTTAGATGCTGTTGAAATCGCTTTCTCTAATACAATGAATAATCTTCTTACATTAATTCTATCGAATGCAGATGGCTTACCAAGTAATGTTTTATCACCAAACAAGATTGTACCTTGACCTGGGAATGTTACTACTGGGTTAATATCTGATTGATACAATCCATCTCTTTCTGCTTTCTTAGGATTAAATGCTAGTTTAACTAAGTTCTTAATTGAACCTCTGTTATATCCAGCTGGTGAGAACCAAGCATCTCTTAGCTCATCACTTCTTACTGCTAGACCAGCAATGTCTCCATTCAATGGTACATATCTATATACGTCATTAAATTTATCGTATTG